TTTAACTGATGTAAACAGACATAATCCAAAAGGATTTGAATCTGCTAGTAACGACACTATATTATCTAAAAGTGTAGGTACAGGAACTGCTGCTACTGATGGTAGTTTAGTTTGGGTTGAAAAAGCAGAAATAAAAATAGATAATTTTGACATACAAGGCTATGTTACTTCAGCTAATTCTAATTATTATTATGGTGCTAATATGACTGACGGTCAATCTCCTAACGAATACAATCAGGGCTATGGAGCAGCAACAGTAGGAGACGCTACTATAGATGGGGGAGACTTTTTTAAAGTTAGTTCTTATACAATGACTAACCCTTGTAATTTAAGAAAAATATTTTTATCAGGAAATTCAACTACTACTTCTGTAGTTACTGTAGCTATATGTAAACTTACTCTTTCTTCAAGTTCAGCTCCTGATGCTATAACTCCTGTTCTTTTAAATGAAGTAACATATACAGGTTTAGCAAGTCTTGACAAAGTAATAAAGGTAAATAATTTAACTCCCGAGACATCTTTAAGTAGAGGTGATTTATTATTTGCAATGGTAAAAACATCAACGGCAGCAACAGCTTTTTTTAAAATAGGAATAGAAGTAGGATATGATAATTAATAATAACGAAATGAAAGATACAATACAAGACACTATTCAAGTAGGAGTAGCAAATGCGGGAGCAATAGGAATTTCTTTAGCTTCATTTAACGAGGTTCTTACTACCGTATCTCTTTTAATAGCTATCGGTTTTTCAATTTATAAATTTACAAAAACAAAAAAATAATAATATGGCAAGTACAGTAACAGCAGCAGATTTATTAGTGACTATAACAGAGTCTTACACATTAAACAACGTAAGTTATGGTAACACAACAACTAAAACATTTTCTTCTAAAGGTCAAGTAGACCAAAGAATAATGAGTGTTGCAACGTCATCTACAACTTTATTTATGTTTGATACTGCAGATAGTGCAGGAACAGCAGTAGCAGCAGATTATGTATATTTTAGAGTTACAAATTTAGATGATACTAATTTTGTTACTTTAAGATTGTTTAATGGCGCTGATAGTTTTTGGCTTAAAATAGCTGCAGGAGAATCATTGTTATTAATGAATAATGAAATGGACGCTGTAACAGGCACTACTTTTGGAGCTTTAGCAGACATTACGCACATTTACGGGCAATCAAATACAGCAGCTTGTGATGTAGAGTTTATGGCAGTTACAGCATAATGGCTAAAAAAAGAAAACTTAACTCTAAAAATCCAAAATATCTTGGTGAAATTGTTGAAATAAAACACACTAAGAAATTAATTAGAGAAGTAAAAGGAGTAAAAATTTACGCTATTTTTAATGAACAGTTGTAATCTTCTTATAGTAAGAGAGACTTATACTGATGAATCTGTCATTGGTAAGTTGTATCTTAATGGAGAGTTTGTGTCATATACTTTAGAACTTTCTTGGCGTAATAACGAAAAAAGCATATCTTGCGTGCCAAGAGGCGTATATGATTGCAAAATAAGATTAGCAAAAAATAGCGCAAGCAGAAATTACGACCATTTAATATTAGAGGATGTTCCTAACAGAAGCTATATATTGTTTCATAGAGGTAACTCAGCTAAAGATAGTAAAGGTTGTATTTTAACAGGAATGATGAGGGGTGATAATATAATCTATCAAAGCACAACAGCCCATGCACTTTTAATGGATAAAATAATTAAAGGAAAATTAGATAGAAAAATTGAATTAGTAATTAAAAATAGATAAAATGAAAAATTTTTTAGAGAAGTTTCTACTAGGTAAAATGCTTAAAAGTAAAAAGTTTTGGTACACAGTAGTAGGTATTATAACAACATTTTTAAGTGATACTTTTGGGTTAGAACCTGAACAAGTTAATAATATTTTAATGAGTATTGCCGCACTTGTTTTAGGTCAAGGTATTGCGGATACAAAAGACAAAAAATAATTTGTTTATTAAATAAAAACTATTAACTTTGTACCCATTGAGTGTTTTCAATGTGTGTTTTAGTCGGATTAATTAAGAGTGGGAGGTTAATAACTTCTCACTCTTTCTTTTTATTCGGCTTTTTTTATTATATTTTTACATAAACCAATATAATAAATTATGTCAAATGATTTAAAAGGAAGAAGAATGAGGCTTTCTGCTGAAGAAGTTGAAGTTGTTAACGAGTTCAGAGGCAATGAATTAGATAATATAAATGGAAATACTGCACTAGATATACATCTAAAAGATAGGGGTATAGAAAAAAAAGATGTTGTCTCTGTTAAGCATTGGCAAAGTATGAGTGGAGAATTAAGATTCTCTATCGTTACAAAGGAAGATTATGGCTTGAATGAAAAGCAAATCTTCAAAAAAATAAATAACTACATAGAAGAATATTCTCCTACTTATACTAACATTGAAAGAAAAAAAGGCTCACATCTTTTAGTTGTAAATCCTGCAGATATACATATTGGTAAATACGCAAATGAATTAGAGACAGGCGAAAACTATGACTGTGAAACTGCTGTAGGTAGAGTTTTAGAAGGTATAGAAGGTCTTATACAAAAATCTAAAGGATTTGATATAGATAAGGTTTTGTTTTGTATAGGTAATGATATATTGCATATTGACAATGTTTATTCTACAACCACTAAAGGAACACATCAAGATACAGATGGTAAGTGGTGGGAACATTATGAGGTGGCTTTAATGCTTTATGTTAAATGCGTAGAGATATTAAGAGAAATAGCTGATGTAGATATAATTCATAGTATGAGTAATCACGATTATCAAAGTGGTTTTCATTTGGCTCACACATTAAAAAGTTGGTTTAGAAAAGCTAAAGATGTTAAATTTGATATTAGTGTTTCACATAGAAAATATTATGTTTATGGTGAAAATTTTATAGGATTAGAGCATGGAGATGGAGCAAAAATGGATAACCTTCCTCTATTAATGGCTCAAGAACAGCCTAAAATGTGGGCTAAAACTAAATACAGATATTTTTATTTACATCATATTCATCACAAAGTAAAACACAAATGGCTTGACGCTAAAGATTATATTGGTGTTACTGTAGAGTATATGCGCAGCCCTACTTCTGCTGATAGTTGGCACTCAAGAAAAGGATTTACAGGTGTACCAAAAGCTTGTGAAGCTTTTATCCACGACAAAAAAAGCGGTCAAGTAGCAAGACTAACTCATTATTTTTAAGCCCTTAAATAACCCTTAGCTAACCCTTATCTAACTCTTAACACAGGGTATTTAATACCCTTATATATAAAGATAAATATAAAGATAAAGATAAAGATAAAGATAAAGACTAGGTTAAATACTATAATTTTATAAAAATATTCTAAATTATTTGGCAGTTTCATAAATTGTTGTATATTTGCATAAGTATTAATTAAAAATAATAATTATGGGATATCAAGTAAGCAGGTGTTGTGGAACAGATTATGACGAGTGTGGAGATGAAGATAGATTTAACTTTTATGTTTGTGTTTCTTGTAATCAAGAATTTGATGACCCTATTATGAATTATGATTATAGCAGTTTAGCAAAAATGGATAGAGATGAAATGGAAGCAGATGAATACAGAAGTAAGATAGCTAATATCCCATTTGGGTAAAATTTAAAATAAAAAAAATGAGTAATAACCTAACTAAAACTAAAATGAAAAAAGTAGAAAACACGCAAGTTGAAGTCAAAGAGACTAAAAAAGACGCATTAAGAAGATTGTTTAAATCAAACGGTCTTGTAGAAGAAGATGTATATAAAGATAAAAGAGGATTTGTTATTATCACTAGGTCGGGAATAGACAAGATAGTGAGCAAACAAAATATTACCGTAGCCTATGAACCTGTTGTAATGGAAAAAGAATGGGTAGTAATGAGAGCTACCGCATCTATGAGGGTAGGAAATAAAGAAACAGATGTAAGAAATATGATGTCATTTGGTGAAGCATCAGATTTGAATCTTATGGGAGGTGCTAAAAAATTTCCTGTAGCTATGGCTGAAAAGCGAGCAATGAGCCGAGTGGTACTTAAGATAGCAGGATTCTATGAGCAAGGAGTGTTTGGTCAAGATGAAATGGTAGACTAATGGAAAGTGAACACACAGGAATACCTGCAATAGACAGAGTTATAGCAACAATATTAGAAGAAGAAAAAGAGATTGAATATACTTGTTGTGGAGATGAAGTGGTTGGTTGGGTAGAGGATTATAGAATATGTCCAACTTGTAAAGAACACATATAAAGTGAATGAAGATTGGTTTGATGAAATTGTTAATGGCAAACCTAAAGATGCAGAGTATTGGCAAATAGATTATATAGACAGACTTTTACCAAGAACCTCTTTAAGTGTTTCAAATCAAGAAGAAATATTTTATAAAATTTTTGAAAAAGGATTTACCGAACTAGAGGCAGAAAAACTAATAATATACTTAAAAGAAAATGAAGTTTATTCTGACCCTAGAGACCAATACAAACAGTTTGCAAAAAATGGAATGTTTAAATAAAATTAAAAAAAATGAATAATAATTATGATAAAGTAAGAACTTCTAAAAACGAATTAGAAGCTATACTTAGAATTAGAGGAATCTCTAAACAAAAATTTGGAAGAATATTAAATATTAAAGGCTCTACTATAGATAAGTATGTAGACAATCCTTACTATATGAGGTACTATCAAATGCAAAGATTGGCAAACTTTTTAAATATAGACGTAAAAGATATAATAGATATTATAGAAGTTGATTTAGAATCTAACTCTATAATGGTAGAGGGAGAAGAAAATTTTAAAGTTATAGAGTCTTTATTGTCTAAAAGTGAGTAGAAATATTTATGACAGAAGAAGCAAGAAATGTTGTAGCAGAATTTAAAGCAATAAATGAAAATAAAATTAATAAAAATCTCATAGAGTTAAATAACTATTTTAAGTATAGTGGAGAGATAGAGATTATGAATGAAATTTTAGAAAAGGAAATGAAGTTCCAAGAAAAAATTAAAGCAAGTCACTATCTATATACGCTTAGCGGATATAATAGAAAATATGTATCTAACCCTAAAAGAGTAAACCCAAAAAGAAAAACTAAATAAATAAAATTATGGCAGAAAAAAATTATGTAGCAAGTAGTATCAAGAAAGTTACTACGCAATATGGAGACTTGTTTAACGCAAGTTTTAAACTAGAAGACCTACAAAAGATTGCAAAAAGAGGTTGGTTAAATATTACTATAGCAAAAAGGAGAGAGCCTTCAGAAAAAGGAGCAACTCATTATGCTTATGAAAACACATACGAGCCTCCAAAAGAAGTTACTTCTAATGAAGTTAAAACAGAAGACGACTTACCGTTTTAACAACATAGAAGGGGGAGTGGCAATTTTGCCTAATCTAAATGGGTGTATAAGAGCATCCTTTAATATTAAATGTTTTGCTTTCCCTTCTTTATTTTAAATAATATAAACTTAACATCTAAATTATTTGGTAGTTACATATATTATTATTATCTTTACACTAAATTTAATCACCAAACACAAAAAACACTATGAATAAAACTTTAAAAAATAGAAAAAAAAGATTAATAGACGCATTATCAATACAGACTTCTAGCGGCAAAGAAGAAGCAATGATAAAATACATTATTAGTTATAGCTTAAAAAATGCTCCCTCGGCAAAAATAGAGGTTACAAATAACAACGTATATATCACTAAGGGAGATTCAGATTTATATCCTTGTATAGTGGCACATACAGATACGGTTCACGAGATACATAAATTTTACAAGGTATTTGATAGTGATAATTGTTTGTTTGCTTTTAACGCAGAGAAAGGAACGCAGGTAGGTGTAGGTGGAGATGACAAAGTAGGTGTGTGGTTAGCTTTAGAAATGCTTAAAAGTCAAGACTCTATCAAGTGTGTATTTTTTCATTCAGAAGAAATAGGATGTGTAGGTAGTAGAGACGCAAATATGTCTTGGTTTAATGATGTTTCTTATTGCTTACAAGGAGACAGACGTGGTAGTAAAGATTTTATTAATTCAATTAGTGGTCAGCTATATAGTGATTCCTTTTCAGAAGCTATACTTCCAATTATAACTAAGTATGGTTATGCAGAAACTTCAGGTGCTATTACAGATGTAGGTCAATTAGCAGAAAATGGTATTG